GGGGGGGGTGTGGGGGGAGAGACGGTGAAGACGAGCCTTTTCAAAGCATTTGCCGGAGGAATCCAAATTCATCCTCCAGTCCTGCTGAGAAATTGATATCGGTGCGCTCGACGCAACGCAACTTGTAATCCTTCTCGAGTACCTTAGTGGCTCCGGTGCAATTGAAAAACCATCCAACAGGGTATCGTGATACCTCGATGAGTTCCAGGTATTCCTCTTGGGTTAACCTGTACCTCTTGATGATGTTTTCGTCGGGCACGTAAGTGAGAGGGTACTTGTCCGCGTTGTCAGTGACTTTCCACTCAAGCTCCTTGATGGCGTAAGTGGGACCCAAACCAACAGCAGCTCTCATGTTTTCGAGGATGTCGAAAGAGAGGTACGGGTAGGATCCTCGCAAGAGGCTGCGTTGGAAAGTAGCAGCCCGAGTCTCGACAGGCTCCTTCTTTGAACCGGGGAGATCTCCGTTGCATGTCCCGCTAGCGCGGTAAAGAACTCCAAGATTCAACATTGGGTGCCATTCACCTCTGGTGTCCTGGACGGGCGAGTGCTTCAAGAATTGGACGTCATGAAAGGTGTCAACTGCTTCAGTACCGGTGAGTATGTATCCCACGTCGGCGGCCGCGTCGATCATAGTCTGATTGGGTTGTCCAATTGGGGCTGCCTTGTACCTGGTGACAATGGATAACCCGATAAGGAGATTAGCAAGGTTGTTGATGGCGGTGGTCAAGGTGCTACCGCTTAACAGAACTGGCCGCGTTGGTTTGACCTTAATCTTCATCTCCTTGTCTCCATAGGACACGATGCGCAACACCGATTTACACTGCTTGACAAGCATCTTCATGTCATGCCTGGTAGAGTCGTCTGGCATGAGCTGGATGAGCGCCTCAAAGAGGGCTGCTCCGTGCGATGAGTCACATGACGAAATATCGAGGTTGAACCACTGCACGTCTCCGTTCTCATCTCGTATAGCTAGACATGAATCATCGGAGAAGTAGAGGAAGTAGAACTTCCCGGGAGGATCACGCAACAGGTCAAAGTGTCGCTTCAGCTCGAATGGGTCGGGTGATTTGCAAAAGGCGAATGTGCCCCCAAGGTAATCCACGGGCTCATCGTTCTGTGCAAATTTAAGAAGATTGGTCAAGACAAATCCCCTGAGCGAAGCACTGACTCCAAGGTCGCAGATACAGCGTGGCTTCTTCCCGAATTTAGCCCACTCCTGTGGCTTAATCTTCCAAAGTACGTCTCGCAACCAAGGGTGCTTGTACTGACAACAGGTAGTGTCTTCTATCATCTCGTCGTGTGCTTGAATCCTCAACGCTCTCTTCTCATGGGGATCGTTGTAGTGCTTATACATCTCCTCCTCGGCGCCCATGTAATCTGCAAAGTGGGGCGTGTACTTCTCCTTCAGGTGCTGGAGAAAGGTTGATTGATCTCGAATGAACGATTCCTGATTGCGGAACAGTTGCTCATGATAACCTGGCCTCTCAGGCACCCTTGTGTTAGTTAAACGCCTCATACCATAGCGCATGCAGCTATCACTTCGCCTATAAATAACCCCGTTGTGCTCAAACGCGGGGCCAAACCGCGTTTTGTAAAAACCATCGACCTTCTGGGCGATGGGAGGGAACGTGAGCTCGCCCCCTTGGAACCAAGCCGGGTTGCAACCTTTCAGAAGCTTGAAGGTGTTGTTGTTGACAAACACCTCGTCTCTAACTTCAGATATCGATTCACAGTCCACAGTCCCGACTCGGTAGGGGGTCAACCGCGTAGGAATACCTAGCGGGACCCCCATGCTCCGAAAACCACCCCGGTGACCTTTGCCACGGCCGCAACATCCACCAACCCAGCGGCGATGCGCTGTTGAACAAAATGGTGGACGGTGTTGGCAAATATGCGGGGGTCTGCGTTGAAGAGCCGCGATGCGCCATCGTACTTCAGGGCGACGGATTTGCTGGCGGCCACGGAGGACGCCACGATCTCACAAAGACCACTCTTACCCTCGTTTTGGCGCACGAACTGCCTAGCGTGAAGGTCGCGCACCCTGTCCACGTCAAGGTCGCCTAAGTAATCATAGAGCTCGGTGAATATGGGCACGTCAGCATACGACTTGTAGTAGTGCAAACCGAGGACAACGAAATCGTTGCATTGGACAGACGTATAACTAGCCTGCTTATTCCAATATGCGGTCCAAGGCAAGGCCCACGTGTACGTTGTCTCTCCGCAGCTCTTAATGTGCAATATCTCGGCTTGGGTCAACCCTTCAGTTGTGTTCAACTGATATCCGGTGCCCTGTTGCAAAAAAGGGGTGTTGTCCCTAACAGCGGCCACGAAGCGATCGTAGAGTCCAAGAGTCTTGCGCGGGTCAATGGTATAATAAACCTTGACAGTCTTGGTATCGGGCAACTCAGTGCAGGGTCCACTATCGAATGTAACGGGCTCTTTGATCAGATTCCTTTTCCCTAGAGACCTCTCTATCCTCCGTTTTAAACCCCGCTCATCAGGGATTTCATCGTCGAGGTAATACTTCTCCCCCCCTTCAAGGATCTGGCAGATGAGGTCCCCATCAGAATTGGACCTCCCTTCCTTGGTGAACGTGCGTGAGAGCTTGATCTGGGAGCAAGAATCCTCTGCAACTACTCCCCATGTATCGGTCCATGGACCCACCTCTGAACTGCAATCGGAGTAGACAGCCCGAGGGATCCACTCGCAAATCTCACTCTGATACTTGATCGCGCACAATGTGCACCAGACCTTGAAGTGACGTGATCCG